CCAAATATCATCATTGTAAATGGCATTAGTAGCAAAAGTCACCCCCCTCCAATCAGGGCGGGAGGCAATCTGTTTAATCGACAATATAGCCTCACCGGAAACATCCTTCAAAACATCAAGGTCCTCCTCCATACCCATTTGAGCAACTAAAGGAGCAGTTTCTGGTGCAGGGGCATACAATGTCCCATTAGCATTAGCGAAAACTAATCCACACTTGGAAAATACCTCAACTTCAATGTAACAGGTAGTAGCTGTTTGACCAGAGGAAACTAAGGGTTCAATAACTTGCAAAAAGACTGAACCAGTGGATCTATAACCAACGGAACGATCATGGTTAAGCCCACAAAAATCCTGGTAATACTGAAACGGAACTTCAAAATCAAAAGTTGAGGTAGAGCGTATATCAACTATCTCAGAAATGTAGTCGTAACGCCTGCCTTGAGGAACAGCACTAGTGGAATCATCTGGGGTTGGATTAAACCCAACCAAAAGCCGACCACCCATAAATTTAGAACGTGCTATTTTAAACCTGAAAATTAAATCGCCCCGCCATGCATTAAAAAACTGTGAAACGCCAAAAATAGTGGAAGGCAGAAAAGCGGGTCCAGCAGCAGTATAACTAAGGCTCTGGATAAAGCCAGTACCTTTGGAACGTAAAAGCTGTAGGATCGACATTACAAATCCACTTATATTGACCAGAAACGTCGGTGGCACCGTTTAACTGAACCTGCGCAATAGCACAAGGGATGCACGTAAGCCCACAAATGGACATCTCATCATAATCCTTAGAAGCAAAATGCGAAACAACACCAACCTCATTGTTCTGATACATACCGAACTCCTGTGCATGTTCCATACCAGTCACATTATTAATACCACGGCCCACAGAAGCGCTCATTATAGCCATGCCACCATCATTTGGCCTGGACCAACCAAACTGAGATGCTATTGTACCGACACCGCTAAAAACCCAAGATAAGGGTCTGGTATAAGAAAGTAATGAAGGTACATAAGTACCAACTTTATTAGTTATCAAATTGGCCAAACTCATCATCTTAGAAACAGGACCAGCAGCTTTAAACTCACCTTGGCCAGCCATCTGCGGAACAACGACACTGGTAAAAGAAGTACCAGGGCCAATAAGCTCAACATCCTCCAACCAAAAATGAATTTGATATGTTGTACTCAAACCAGCAGTAATATCAGCCTGAAAAGGGGTATAAGACACCAAACCAAGTTGACAATAAGTCCTAGAATTATTAACCAATAAATAATCGATATCCCAAGTAAATGGATACTTGAGGGTGCAAGAACTGGTATCTGCCAAGTTAATTTCTGCAGAAGGCAAAGTACAATACGCGGTAGGATAATTTATGGGGTTAAAAGCAAGTCCGGTGTAATCCATAGGAGCAACTCCCAACTTAAAAATACCCGCAGCCTGAGGAGTTGCAGAAATTTCTAATTTAAAACAAAAAGTGGCCCTAAAACCAATAACACCAG